GCTTTTATCTTGCAGCATAGCGTTGGTGATCTCGCTCTTACCAAGGCCAATAGATGCGTCAAGGGCCTTAGAGTCAAAGAGCCCAAAATCGCTGGCCAAAGAACCTATGCCGCCCGCAAGGCCGGCGACCATGCCGATCTGGGACAGGGTCTTGTTTCCGGTGATGTTGCCGACTAGGCTTAGAGCGCTCCCCACAAACTGGAGGCCCGACAGCAAAGTTAAGCCGTTTGCTGCAATGGCTGCGCCCGAGGTATACATCGAGAATATCGAAATGGCCGCGCTGAGCGGGTCTCTCTTCTCACCGTAGGCTGCTCCGCCCGTGGGGTCACCAATCGGGTGGTCAAGCGACATTGCCCGGGTTTGCGTCCGGGTTAGATAGAATTTCTTAATCATATTTTCCTCTCAAATGGTAGGCTGCCAAGCAGGTAGTACTCAACGTCCCCGTCTATCCAAGTGGGCTTAAACCCGATTCGTTTCACAAACTTTTTTTGATCTACTCGCTCGTGAGATACGCGAGTGGTCAAAAAGCCATGTCTCTCAAACACCGGCTCAAGGAAAGCCCTGACCGAGTCACGCATGCTGGCCCTTGGCTGCCAGTCAGGGGCAAGAGCAATGTGCACTTCAGTCCCTTTGGCCACCATGGTCCAGACAAGACGTCCTTCAAATTCAAACTGAAGAACTTCCCAGTCAGCAAAGTAGTCAAGGATCTGGTACCTCGACAACGCAGTGCCCTTGCGAACCGAGGAGATGATCGGTTCAAGAAGGGCCTCTCGATTCATGACCAATCAAGCAGATCTTTAAGGCCAGTGATGCCAGAAGTTTTGCTAAGAATCTCAAGCGAATTCTGCAAATAAAGTTTCTGCATGTTGACGGCCGCCTGCTTTGGCGATACCTTGTTCCCGTCCTTGCCGACTACCCCGTCTTCTGCTTTTGCGCTGAGGTCTGGGTTGGCCATGAGGTCGGCGATGTTCTTGGACACTTGCTGGAAGACGTCGTTTGCGCTGGCCGATGCCTGTATCTGGTTTTTGTAAGCGGCCTCTGTTGCAGCCAAGGTCGCGCGGGTAGACGCGTCGATGTTCTGCAGTTCGATCTTTGTCTGAGCGTCGGCGTTCGACAGGGCGAACTTCATCGACTGGTCCATCATGTTCTGGACAGTGCTGTTGAGAGCGGTGGCGTATTGCTTGGAGACGTCGGTCTGGTTGGCAGCCGTGACTTGGGCGGCCTGATTCTGGGCTGCCGCATTGGCCGCCGCCGCTTGATTGGTCGCGCCGGCCGTGAACTGTGCGGCCTGATTGGCCGCGGCTGCGTTGGCCGCGGATGTCTGGCTGGCTGTACCCGCGCCAAATTGCATGGCCTGATTTTTCGCAGCTTGGTTTTGAGCTTCGGCTTGGTTGGCCGCAGAAGCCGTGAATCCGAGAGCCTGATTGCCGGCTGCCAAGTTTTCTGAGCCGGCTTGGTTCTGAGCGTTGGCTGTAAAACCAAGGGCTTGGTTGCTTTGGCCGGCGTTGAACTGGGCCAACTGGTTTGCAGCGTTGGCGTTGACCTGAGCTGAGTTGGCGAAGGTGGCCGCGTCTTGTGTGGCAATCGGGAGCGCTGCCGAGTAGACGGCCTTCTGGCCCTCTCCCAAGGCCATGCTCGAGTTGACCAAGCCGCGCGAGTTCATCTGAGCCAATGAGTTGGCACGGGCTTGCTGGAGCAGGGGCGAGTTGGCAGCAATCAGGCCGCCGATCTGTCCTTGAACTGTTTGGTTGTTGTCGACGTTCCAGTTGGTGCCAAGGGCCCCGGCCGCGTTGTATCCGGCCGCTGTTCGCGAACCCGCGTTGTAACCTTCGCCAGTCATGGTGCTGGCCGTGTATCCAAACGGGTTGGCGTCGGTAGCCTTGTACCCGGTTGCGCCAGACGTCGCCGCGGTGTATCCAGTGGCTTGAGGTGCGGCGATCGCGCTCGTAGCGTTGCCGAGCAGGGTTGCCCCTGTCGTGGTGTTTAAATCAAACGGGTTGTTTGCTGTTGCCATATTCGCTCCACAAATAGGAAAGCCGCACTAGGCGGCCTATTGCGGGCGCAGTGGCCCCGCAAAGATTTTACATTAAGAACAGGGCGCGTTCATCATTTCTGCGCTTTACCAGTCCGGGCAGGATTTTGCCCCCGCCCCTTGTGAATTTCAGAAACTCGTCCGCCGCTTCTTCGATCTCTCCGCGAAGAACCTTTTGACGGAGCGTTGATCGCTGAACTCCTCCCAGACCGAGATTAAAAGCAAAGCTGACGAGAGCATCAAACTGGCCTTGGGTAAGAGCCACAGGAAAAAGTTTGGCGACCCCAACTTCAAATCGGCGGAGATCAGCACCAAGGATTCCATCTATTTCTGCCTTTGAAAACGTGCGGTTATCTGCTGCCGCAAGTGGGAAAGCGTCTCTTTGATCCAAAGGTAAGCGACCTTGATCTGGGTAAAGGACATGACCTACTCCAATCGTAAAAAGACGCGCTGGGCATCGGTACGGTTTAAATCGAACACCCTCGTGGTGCTTGATCATCTCCATGCACCGTTGAGAGACTTTCATTTCTTGCTGAACGCTTGGCTGCCGAACCAAAAACTGATGATCAACGTCCAGATAGTTTGCGTCTCATCATCCCAAAGGTTATTCAGCATGATCTCAAAATCTACGGCGTGGCGCCATGCATAAGAAAATCCAGCCACCTCTACAAACACCAGCAGGAGGAACATGCCGTAGGTGATGTTGGGCCTTACGCCCGCCCGCAGATTGATCACCCACTGGCTGGCTCCCTGACCGATAGCTATATCGTGCGCGTACAGGGCGTTGCGCTCGGCTGATGCAGCCTCAACCATCTGCCCCTCTACCTTGATCTCCTCCACCCGCTGCATGACTTCAAAGCCAGCTTTGCGGAGTTCCAGTTCGCGCTCTGTCTGTAGTTGGGCCATTGCCATCTCATGCTTTTTGTCGGCCCGGTCTTGGAAAAAACCAAGCACCTTGGGCAAGCCGCCAGCAAGAAAACCAAATAGCGATGAGAGTAGGGTTAGCATTACTTTTTCTCCAGCTTGGTATTGATCACGGCAATCTCTTGTCTGTTGTGCATGATGTCATCTCGGTTCTTTTGGATTTCTTTTTCCAAGTCTTGTCTCAGCTTTTCCCTTGCCAGTTCGGCGCCACTGTTGCTGGCTTGCTTGTTGTCACTGGTTACCACCAAGCTGATCTTGCTATTGAGAATAGTCACTTCATGGCTGAGATTTGACAGAGCCGACATCAGATACACAACGCAGCTAAACAGCAGCGGCAGTATTGCAAATGTGGCCTTTTCAATCAATGCGCCTTTATCGTCCGTCATGTGTCCCCCACAAGTTGCCACGTAAGCCACGCGGTTAAACCAATCACTACAGCCACCAGAGCAGCCCACAGGCCAAAGCTCAGGATTTCGTTTATCTCTTTAGCCCTCAGTGCCTTGGCCTGAGCCTTCTCTGCTTCTGCCTTTTTGCGTTCGGCCACCATTCGGTTGCGCTCCAGCATCAGTGCGTTCCACACGTCGTCATTGCCCGACCATATCAGCATCTGCTTCAGTTCGTTCTCTGCGTCTTGAAGCTGCTTGAGTTGCATCACCGTCTCAAACGCCACGGCCGTGTCGCTCTTGCCAAAACCCTTGGGCTTCTTCTTGACCGACGCCTTGGCAATGACGTCTTTTGCTTCGAAGAACTTCATCAGGTCGCCACTGATGGCGTTGATGTCCTTGCCCATCTTGATGGCGGTCTGCACTCCTTTTATGGCTCCTTGAGCTACAGCAAATGCGGTTAGCGGATCAATCATTTGTCCCGCCTATTCCACATCTCGAATAATGTTTTGATCTTGTCCTCCAAGACAGCTACCCGCAGGTCCAACTTTGCCAAGACAATGATCAAGGTGATCAGCGCCAGCAGGATGGGCCATGCTTTTGCGAGGACGTCGAAGAAGTCCACTTCATCTGCCCAGCGTCAGAGATGCGTAGACGATAGCTGACATGGAGACGATCAAGACACCCGTGGTCTTCATAATCACGCCTTCCAGCCGCTTGAGCCGAGCATTGATCTGTGCATACCTCTCAGCACACACTGCCTCGTGGCTCGTAAATCGGATGTCTAGCTCACTCATACGCCCATCTTCTTTCTGATTTCAGTTGCGGAGATAGCGTGAGTGGCAGCATCAAAAACTTCCTGCTCAATCTTGTAGCCAACATCTCTGCCGTAGGTGATGTTCACCACATTTGGCACAAGCTGTATCTCGTACTGCCCTTGGTACAGGGGGTCTAGGTCACGCTTGATCAGGTCTTTCACTTGCTCTGCGGCAAAGGGATTGGAGCCGTTCCAGCCTTGGCAGTCCCTGATCTGGATGACCACTTGGCCCGTCTTGGCAATCGCCCGGTCAAACAGAGCACGATGCCCCGGATGCCACGGTTGCCAGCGGCCAAGCATCTGCACGGTTTCCTTCTTCCAGTCAAAGGTAGGACGACGGCGTTGATCCAAGATGTGCTGACCAATGAACTCTGCCCACTTCTCGGCGTTCTGCTCAGTGACACGGAAGTCATATTCCTTCGGAGGAATGAATGCTTTGTTGGTATCGTCAAAGCGCCCTTGGTCAATGGTGTCTACCCAGACAGTCCAGTCTGCCTTGAAGTTGTTCCGCATCTCCACCAGCGGGGCTACGAAGTCGCAGATCACAAAGTCGCCAGTGGACTTGAAGGCAAACTCAGCCATACGCAAGGACTGACGGATGCGGCCCTCTTTGCTGAAGTCCCAATCATTGAACCGCTTGCGGATGTCATCAGCGTTGAACCAGTCCACGCTGCACTTGTAGGACGTAGGAACGTGTTCAGATGCCCGGTAAGCAGGCATATGCTTCACATCCGAGTTGCACTCAAGGTACTTCTTCAGTGCGGTAGCAAGCATCGTTTTGCCGCTACCCGGCAGACCCATGATCAGGATTTTTTTCATTTGACTTTGTACAGTTGTTTGACCGCAAACTCAGGCGCTGGCTTACGCCAGAAGTCTTTACCAGCGTATTTGTCCCACACTGACTTGGGCAGGATGGATGGTCGCTCCTGCCATGTTACCTCTTTGCGTACCGTGTGCAGGCTCTTCATATTCAGGGCTTTGTCAAAAACTTCGTTCTCGTACTCCACGTTCTTGAAGTCGTGGTCAAAGTATTGCTTGCCGATGAACTGATACAACTCGCGCATGACGCTCTCAGGCTTCTTGCAAAGCATCTCGTACTCCACCAGCATGATCATGTCTGGGTTTAGCAGCAGACCCTCTTCCAAGAAGTAGTAAGGCTTGACCACTTGGCCTTCTTTCTTCACGTCCATCAGGGCATCGCACCTTGTGGTGACTGTCTGCCGCGCTTCATCATCGGTCAGGGTTGCACCGTACAAGGAGTTCTTGGCTGAAATGCGCTCAAAGCTGTCCAGTATCCACGGCAGGTCGCGCACACAGCAGATGATCTTGGTCTGGGAATATAGGTCTTTTAACAGTGATGTCTTGGCAGTCCAGCCCCTGCTGGTGTCAAACACAGTGTTTGGCGTGACCGACTCGTAGAACGCATTGAAGATGGACTTGAGAATATGCTTGCGTCTGCCTTCATCAATCAGGTGGTTACTCTCGCTGCCCGTGATGACGTTGATGGTTGAGGTGACCAAACCTTGTACGGGGGACGAGATGTCGGCGTAGAACTCAGGGTTCTGACGCAGAATAGCCGATAGCAGGGTCGAGCCTGACCGTGGCAAACCAGAGATGAAGAAAAACTCTTTCATGCTGCTGGAGTCTGGGCAACCCAGTTGACTGTAGCCTCATCCCACTGGTAGCGCACGTTGCCGCCGTTCATGATGGCATCAGCAGGTCTTGCCACGGGTGCAGCCCAAGTCATTGTGTCCAAGTAGCCAATCCATGACGGGTAAGGCTTACGGGCTTCATGTTCTGCGGTTCTAAGGGTGGTGTACTCTGCTTCGGTCAAGACCTGCAAGACACCAGCAATGGTCGTGTCGGCATCGTCATCACAAGTGCCGTAGTATCTTGGCGCACGGAGGTATGTGCCATCAGATGCTGTGGATACAGGCCATGTTGATTGATCATGCCAGATGTGTTTATACCCCTTGACGGCAGGCATTGATGGGCCTGTGCGCTGTGGCTCGGCAGTGCAGACTATTTTGGTTACTGCGTCTACTTCGGTTATGCAAATGTACATCGTAATGCTCCTTTGAAATTAAACTGCGACACGGCGGATGGCACGGACACGGCTTGAAGTTGTTTTAGTGAGTAAACCCTGATAACCGTCATAGAAGCTCTGAAAATACCCCGCCGTGGCAGAATGCTCCGTACTAGCCCAATAACTGAGAGGACTATAGGCTTCTGTGCCTGCGTCTTGAAAATCCGCAGCAGAAGTTTGTGCCGGAGTTCCAGAAGTGTAACTACTTGCCCTAGCGGGAACAGCGTTAGGGTTTTGCCCAATCGAGCCTCCTGTGCCGTTAGTTTTTGTTGTTGGTTTTAAATTGTAGTAACACACCTCCAACTCATTCTTGGCAGGCATATACCAGTCAGAATACCCACCAATCACTAAGTCGTTACAAAAGTGAGCCGCTGGGTAAACAGTTGAATTGCCATCTGCAACGATATCTGCTGTGTTCTGTGGACCATTAATAACACTATCTGCACCAGATGTTGCCGTGGCTTCATTTTTATATTGCTTGCTAGAATTTTGTGCAGAAGATTTGGGGCCAACTACAAGGTTGTGCGTAGCAACACTTGATACCCCAATCTGCCCTGCATAAAATCCACCGCCAAAGGCCGCACCAATAGCAGGCAAAGCAGGCGTTACGGAATTACTTGCCGCACTTGGTGCGCTTGTACCGCCGGGGGTTGAAGCCGTAACCGTAAATGTGTATGCAGTCCCGTTTGTTAAACCATTAACAGTAATAGGTGATGCACCTGTGCCCGTCAAACCGCCGGGGCTTGACGTTGCTGTGAACGTAACTGTACCCGTGCCAAGGTCTGTAGGCGCAGTGTATGCCACTGTCGCAGAATTTACTCCCGCCGTAGCCGTCCCAATCGTAGGAGCGCCGGGGATTCTAGGCCAGATGCCTTGCTTCACAAAGTCTGCTGCTTGACCAAGCGTCCAGATACCTTTAGCCGCTGCGGTTGTCGGGGCTGTTGGGTTCTTGGTGACGATGCCGCCGGGGAACTGTTTGATACTCATGGGTGTTCCTTAGACTGCGACACGGCGGATGGCTCGAACACGATAGCTATAGGTCTTGTTGCTGGTGTTGGTCTGGTCGCCAGTACTAAAATTCTGAAGATTACCGCGCGTAGCAGAAAATTCTGTACTTGACCAATAGGAATCTGAAGAATAAGCCTGTGCGCCAGTAGATATTATAAAGTCAGTGGCTGTTGTTTGTGCTGGAGTTCCACTTGTGTAGTTACTAGCTCTGGCAGGGACAGCATTTGCGTTTGTTCCAGAAGACGTATTATTACCGCTTGTGTCGGGTTTTAAGTTGTAGTAGCAAACATCAAGTTCGTTTTTTGCTGGCATATACCAGTCAGTAAATCCACCAATTGTCAGACCTTCACAGAACTGTGCTGCTGGATGAGTTGCATCATTCATCGCGGCGCTGTTGGCTGGGCCGTTAATGACAGATGTTGTCCCAGCGGTTGAAGTATTACTTGTTTTCCACTGCAACGAGCTTTGTGCAGTTGCAACAGGTCCAACAACAAGGTTGTAATCTGCTATGCCATTACCAGCGGTTGATATTTGACCTGCAAAAAAACCGCCACCAAAGACTTGACCAATAACCAATGGTGGGTCAGGCCAAAGGCTTTGACCTTTAGCTTGCATCTGCTGAGTGACTGTCCAGATTCCAGAAAAATTAGGCATACGTTTCCTTAGACTGCTACTCTGCGGACGGCTCGGACACGGCTTGAAGTTGTTTTTCCAGCACCTCCTCCGTAACTACCTTGATAGCCACTACTAAATGCCTGTATCCAACCAGCAGAACTAGAAAGCTGTGTACTAGCCCAATAAAAAGAAGCAACAAAATCTTCTGCGCCTGTATCTCTAAAGTCAGTAGCAGATGTCTGCGCTGGAGTGCCAGAAGTGTAATTACTGGCTCTAGCAGGAACAGCGTTTGCGTTTATCCCCGCAGGGTCATTAGCTGCCGTTGTTGGTTTTAGGTTGTAGTAGCAAACTTCTAGCTCGTTCTTTGCTGGCATGTACCAATCGCTAAAGCCACCAATCGTTAGACCTTCACAGAACTGCGCTGCTGGATGGGATATATCATTCATTGATGCGCTATTGGCTGGCCCGGTAATAACAGAATTTGTACCCGCATCGTCTGTATTTACAATTTTAAATTGAACGCTTGTATTTTGAGCAGACGCAACTGGCCCAACAACTAAGTTGTAGTCCGCTATCCCATTACCTGCTGTAGAGATTTGACCTGCAAAATAGCCGCCGCCTAATACAGCGCCAATAACCAAAGGAGTAGCACTATTACTTGCCGCGCTCAAGGGGCTAGGGCCATAAGCATTAGTTGCAAACACTTTAAATGTGTATGCTGTAGCCGCCAAGCCCGTAACCGATATTGGGGAACTTGCCCCGGTTGTTATGGTTATTGACCCATCGGATGTCTTAATTGCTACAACTGAATACCCAGTAATAGCCCCGCCACCTACATCAGCAGGTGCAGTGAAAGCTACAGATACAGAACTAACCCCCGCCGTAGCCGTGCCAATCGTGGGGGCGTCGGGAACCTTCAGCGGGTTGTACCCCGGCAAGACAATACCAGCTTGATAGCGCATCGACATGGTGCTACCCGTTTAAGTTATGACTTCGTAGCTGATTGTGTAGGTCAACGCGCTTGCTGTACCCGAAGTAATGGAGATGGAGTTACCTTCCATCAAATAGACAGCGGTGGTCTTGTCAACAGCAATCAGCGAGGCATTGGCAGGTACAGACACGGCTGACACGATAGGATAAGCCGTACCGCCAGAAGGGGCAGAACCTTGAGCCACAGCGCCGTTTGAGTACACCGCCACCGTAGTATTTGCAGCAGACGCTGTGGTGTTAGCCACAACAATCTGATTGATCTTAAACACCGTGCCGCTGGATGCGGCGTTAGGTACAAGAACAACTGCGGATGTGCCGCTAGGTACGTAGTAAGTTGTCGTGCCAAGAATGGACGTTACGTTGACTATGTTGGGGTTTGCCATGATGGTTCCTTAGAGGCCGAAGATCATTGAAAAAGCGATAGCCTGACCTTTACTGGCCCCGCTTGCTGCTGGTGCTTGGAAAGTGGGGGCCGCGCCTGAGTTGGCAGTTAAGACATGCCCTGCTGTGCCTGCGGCAGTTGATGTTGGGGCGACTCCTGCGCCACCTCCAATGACAACACCGTACTGAGTCAGCGCACCAGACGATGCCAATGTGCCAGATGCTGTGTAGGCTAAAACACCACCAGAAGTTCCTGCCGTTAATCCTGTACCACCGCTGCCAACAGCCAGAGTTGCCGACAACCCGGCGGCCGTGCCGGAGGTGTTTTGGTTGAATGTCGGCCACGTTTGCGCACCAGCAAATGTGATGGCGCCGGTCATGGTGCCGCCAGAAAGGGCTAGGTACCCACTGGCCGGTAGGTAGGCAGCCAGCCAAGCCGAGCCGCTGTACACGCGCATCTCGCTGACCGTGGTGTTGAAATACAGAGCACCTGTCAGCAGTGCGTTGCCGTCATTGTCCAGAGCCGGGTCGGAAGCCTTTGCCCCAAGGTAGCGGTCATCAAACGAGTCGAATGACGCAGCCGCTGACGTGGCGCTGCCAGAGGCAGCCGTTGCACTGCCGGCCGCTGCCGTGGCGCTGTTGCCCGCGTTGGTCTCGCTTGTCGCCGCAGCAGAAGCCGAAGCCGCCGCGCTGGTCGCGCTGCCCAGAATGCTGTCTACGTAAAACTTGGTCGCGCCATCTTGGTTGGCCGTTGGGTCAGCCAAGCCGGTGATCTTGTTGGCGCCCATAGCAATGGCGCCTGACATCGTGCCGCCAGTTTTGGCCAGCAGACCAGACACCGTGGTGTCGACCTCGGTCTTGGTGTAGGCGTTGGTGATGCCGTAGCCCGCAAGGGTCGTCGGGTTTGTGCCGGCAGTCACGCGGCCGTAGGTGTCCACGGTCACAGACGTGTAGGTGCTGGCGCCGACCCCAGTGGTGGCCAAGTCGATATTGTCCGAGTTGACAACGATGCGGCTGCTGGACGCCGTGCCAACGTCCAAGGTGTTGCCGGTCTTGGTCAGACCCGCGCCAGCGGTAATCTGGCCAGCCCCTGAGAACTGGACCCAAGTCACCGCAGTTGATCCAAGAGTGCCGCCGGCGTCGATCGTGCAGACCCATCCGCTATCTGCGTTGGCCGTGCCGGATTCGACAAAGGTGAATGCCGACGTCAGTTCCACCCAAGTGTCGGCGTCGGTGGACCGGGCCCAAGTGCTGGCAGCCACCACGTAAATGCCGTTGTTGGCCGAAGTGCTTTGGTCTTTAACCAGCACCCGGTCGCCGGCAATTACTGCGACTCCGTCGATCGTCTGGGTGCCGGACAGGGTGATGCTGGCCGTGGTCGCAACAACGCATGAGGCTTTTGCATCCAGCCCTTGTGCGGTGTTGTCAACGTAGTTCTTGGTCGCCGCGTCTTGTGCGGCCGTAGGGTCGCCAAGGCCCGTGACCTTGCTGGTGCCCATGGCAATGGCGCCTGACATCGTGCCCCCGGTCAAGGCCAAGCGCAACGCGACAGCGGTGTCAACGTACCCTTTGTTGGCCGCGTCAGTGGCGCCAGACGGCGTACTCAGACCGGTGATCGTGCTGCCCGTGGCCGAGTTCATGTCCAGAGAGCCGTTGATGGTGACGTCGGCAAACGTCGACGTGCCGGTACTGGCGGTCACATTGCCGGTCAGGTCGCCTGTGACGTTGCCAATCACGTTGCCGGTCACACCGCCGGTGACGTTGCCGGTCAAGTTGCCAGTGAACCCGGAGCTGGCGCTGGCGGTGGTGAAGGCGCCTGTTGAAGCGGTCGTTCCGCCAATCGGAGTACCGTTTATCGTACCCCCAGTAATCACAACGCTGGAGCCGAGAATTGAGTTGCCGGTGACCGTCAGATTGGTAAAGGTGCCAGCCGCAGCCGTGGTCGCGCCGATCGGCGTGCTGTTCAGGGTAGATGAGGTGATGGCCAGAGACTGAAGCGCGGAGGACGCAATCAAAGCCGTGCCGGCCGAATTGACCATCGCCACCTTGTAACCGTTGGCGGCCAAGGTTGGAAGCAGGTCAAAACCGACAGTGATGCTCTCCAGCTCGGTGCGCAGCGTCGCCGACGCACCGGGTGAGTTTGGAGTCGGGTACGTGGTGTGCGTGTAGTAGGGATTGCTCATCTGAGTCCTCGGCGTAATGTGTAGTGCACGATGACGCTGTTCACCGTGAAAGGCTGAAGGAGATCTGAGTTCGAGGAAATCCGAATGGCCATGTTTTCAGCGGTCCCGGTAACTTCGATTTCGGACGGCGAAACGTCAGATCCGTCCCACACGAAATTATCCCAAATCATCTCGTCCCAGTAGCTGGACCTCAAGTCGTTCTGGTAAGACAGATCGGCAGGCTGGGTTATGGACTCCTTGCGGTAGCCCAAGTCGTATCCAAACTGGATTTCGGCGTAAGAGTCACCGGTTATCTCGACCGACGCCTTGCGGTACCGTTTCAAAACGCGTGGCGATTTCGTTGAGTTGTAGACCAAGTTGATGTTGGCCGCAATGGTCCCGCCGTCAAAACTGGTCCCCGCGTCCATCTGGTAAACAAAGCCGTTTCCAGATCCAAAGAACTGCACCGTCCCGCCGCTGGGGGCCTCACCGTCAACGCAGCAGTTGATGGTGTGCGCAAACTGAACCGGCATGCTGCCGAGTAGGTTGGCGTTTGTGATGGTCAGGTACAGGGCGGAACCGTCGGAGAAGAAAACCCGGTACTGGCCTTTGTCTCGGTTGACTGAGCTGCCAACGGCCAGTGCCCGGTGCGCTTCAATGAACGGCCGAATGTTCATGGTCAGCGAAGCTGGCACGAAGTTGCCGAAGTTCAACGATGTGCTCATGCTGATGACACCTCGGTCGTCAAGCACGTAGGACTGGTCCAAGTTCTGCGCGGTGTACGCGTAGCCGCCGGTGCCGGTGTTGAACGCTGACAGCTGGAATGTGGCTGAGCTTGTGCCGTACAAGACCGACGTGTCCTGACGCGTGTAAACGCCCAAGGCGCCGCTTGATTGGTTACCCGGCAGGATCAGCAGGTTGGTAATCTCTGCGTTCATGGCGATCTCGCCAGCGCCCAACAAAGGGGTCCATTGGTACGGATAGCCCAAAGCGCTGAATTGCAAAGAAGCGCCGAAGCTCAAAAACAAATGCTGCTTGTGGAAGCAAATGTGGTTGGGCGTATCCACGGTCATGCCGGTGCGAATGGGCACGTAAGTCGTGCCGTCAAATTCAAATGCGTTGTTCTTTCCGTCGCACCCGTACATTTTGTAGTTAGCTGTGCCGCCGCCGAAGTTGGCGATCACGGTATCGTAACGGCCGCTGGGTGCCAAAGTGATTTGCACAGGCGCGGTCAAGACGTGCGCGTAGGTGGTAACACCGATTCGCAAATTCTCACCAACCGTAAAAACTCCGGTAACGGTAGACAAAATCAATTGACCGGCCGCATCGCTTGAAGCGTAGGTGCCGTCTTCAAGAACCGTGCGGGCCACCACACACGTCGCCCCGCTGGACTGACCGGTCAAGGTGACGCCGTCTGCGATCGCCAAGACGCCGCTATCAAAAGACATGGTTTTGCCAAGGGTAACGGCAGTCCATCCCGAGGATGTCGACTTGTGCATGACCGAAGCTGTTGCACCGGCGTTGTTTCGCCATGCGTACAGGGTGCCGTTGTAGTAGCCCACGCCAAGCACGGATCCGGATCCCGGCACGGCGGTGATGTCGGCCCGGTAGCTGTCTGCGGCAAGGTTGCGGTAGGTCACGTCCAGCAGGCCGTCGGCTGATATCCCTTGCACATACGTGATGACGCCCACATTGGTCGAGCTCACCGAGATGCCTTCTGTGGACAAGAAGGTGCCGGTCTCTCGGGTAATCACCACGTCGTTGCCGGTCCGCGCGATGACCACGCCGGTGGCTGCGGATGACAAGCCGACGATGGTGTTGCCGACGGCGACCGTGCCGGTCAGTGCGCAGACAAGAATGTTGTAGACCGCAGCCGATGGGCTGGGCCTTCCGTCAAAGCGCTCGTATCCAGCGATGCGGGTGTAGCCGCCAGTGATTGAGCACTCGAAGTTGGCAGCCCGGCGGGCGATGCCCGGGGGCAATGAAAGAGTTGGGGTGACCTGATCCAAGCCGCCATTGAGGCGGATGAGATCGTAATTGACTCTGGGCGTGGTCAGTGGCATCTGGTCTCTTTAGGCAAGAGGCGGACCACTGACAACGGTTGGCAGCTGGTCGATGTCCAGACGATTCATCAAACGCTTGAATTCAAACTCGCCCCGCTGGTAAACCTCCGGAGCCGACTCATAACCGCCGTAAAACATCATGGCCCGGTAGACGATCATCATCTGGAACCGGGTGGGGAAGTAAGCGGAAGGCTCGTCAGTGGCCGCAGAGAACTCGGTGGGCTGCACGTAGAACTCGCCCACAACAACGTAAGGCTGATCAGGGATCGAGCCAAAACCCAAGTTTTTATCAGGGTCGATCGTGACGACCACTGGCCTTGCATACGTTGTCCGCATGTTCCCGTACATGTACAGGTTGCGGAACGTCGTGTAGTCCATGTAGTTTGACAGCTGCTCGTCTTTGTAGTCTTGGCCTACAGACGAGATCCGCCAACTGTCACGTTTCCAGTTTCCGAAAGTGGTCCCCACACCGGCTTCGGTGGGGGTGTAGATTTGCTGTTGCGTAACCGTGTTGAACTGCACTGGCTGGCGCATCCACTGCCAATCTTCTTTGGCCGTCTGGATGTCAACCCACGCGCTGTTAATCCACGCAGCGATCCGCGCGGACTCGCCTGTAAGGCCAGTGACGGTGACCAGAGGGGTGCCGGCGCCTGAGACGCCGCACTCCACCCTTGCGCGATTAATCAGCTGTAGGAAATTCACGTAGCTTCAGCCAATACGTTGGTGAGCCATGCGCGACCCCGGGGGTTTGCGTCTTCCATGAGCTCGAATGGGTAAGCCAAACCGTGACGCGCGACCATGTCGATCTGGTCAGGAGCCGCGGGATTGCGGGTGACTTGGCTGTACTTGGTCTCTTTCATGTGTGCCAAGATCTCAACGTACTTGCGGCGGACCGTAGTGGGCACGCCACGCATGATCGGCTGGTTGGTTCCGTTGCAGTTGAGGATCACGTGAGGAGCTTGGTTTTCATCGGTGCTGGAGTGAACCATCACGGTGACCATCTCGTTCATGAACATCTCGCTGGAAGCCAGTTCGCGCAGGTCGGGGACTCGCGAAACGGGATCAATCATCGGTGCGTCATCGTGAATCTCGATGCCAGCGATTACTTCTTTTTTTGCCATTCTCATTCTCCGTTGGGGTTAAAAAACTGGTCTGCCAAAAAGCAGACCACCCGAAGGTGGCCTGCGTAAAAACCTCTTCAAGGAGGATGGCAAATTACTGTGCTGAGCCGGGCATGTCCATGCAGTCGCTGAAGGTGTCAGTAACACCAGCAGCACCAAGGTCAGTCGAGCCGGGAGTGAACGTAGCAGACGAGCTGGTAGTCACTTTGATCAAACCGACCAAAGTTGTACCTGCTGTGACCTGACCGGGCACTGGGCATGGATCGCCAGCGGCAACGATAGGACCTTGTGTGGTCGACACGGCGCCAGCGGCTGTGATCCACACGGCAAACAAGCAGGCTTGCGAGTTGCCCAAGGCGGTGCCGGCCGTGAAAGGCAGGTTGTCGGTAGCAGCTTTAGACTTGAAAATACCATTGCTTGTGTAAGTCAAGGTGTTCGCAGTCTTGAAGGTGTTAGCGTCGGTGCCTTCGGCCAAGCCGGCGGCGGTGAGGGAGAGGTAGCCACTATTGGCTTGTTCGATGTTGTATGACATGATGAATTTCCTTCAAGAAGATTAGGAGACAGTTGCTGAGAACGGAGTTGCTTCCGTGCCAGTCGCAGCGGTGAACACGCGCACGGCGAAGGTGCCGGCAATTGCATCGATGATCTCGATGTGATCGCCAGCAAGGCCGCCCAGTGTTGTGCCGTTGAGGGTGATGGTGTCGCTCGTGGAAGTCGTGGCATAACCCAAGACCGCCGCCGCGCTATCGCTGATAACAAACGCTCGGCCAGACATCACGTCAGTAGCATTGTTCACCTTGATGGTGGTGCTGTTTGATGTGATGGTGGTGCCAATGACGAATCGGTAGACAGAACCAGTGCCGGTCGCATTTGGCAGGGTGACTGCACATCCTGCTGCGGCATTGATAACCATCGTGCGACCGCCGTTGACTTCGCGGGTGCAAGTCAAAGCGCCAGTGACTTCGACTGTCGGGGTGGCCTCCACCGCGCCGACCACGTCACCTGTTAGCACTCCGTTGTTCAGAAGGCTGTAATAAGCTGCATTGCTCATGGTGTGTTCCTTTAGTTAGGACGGGGCCGGGGTAACCCAGCCCCTAGTCATTACAGGGCGGTCACACCGGCTTCGATACGGGCCATGAAGGCGTCGTTCAGACGCACAGTCGCGAACCATGTAGAAGCACCCACGTAGCCGAATTGGCCCAGCGGGTTGGCGTGGTTGGTCTGTGATGCTTTGAGGACCACAGGCTTGATTGCAGACATGCCCTTCAGAGCGACTTGGCCCCAAGCGTCTTCACCAATGATGATGAATGGGTACACGTCGACGTTGGCAGCGCCAACCGACAGCATGCCGCTCGAGCCAACCGAAGCGCCGGCAGCCAAGAACGATTTCAACAGGGGTGAGCTGATGAATCGGAAGTCTTCGCATGCACCGACTTCGCGGTCATGGATCGGCTTGAACGAACCGTACTCTTCAACCCGGGTGAAGCCGGGCAGATTACGGATGTCGCTGACAGCGTCAGTGTGGCAGAACACCACGTATGCAGGCTGCACAGCCCGAGTACCGAAGTTGACACCGGGAGCCAGACGACTGGTTACACGACGCGAACGGTTGGACTCGAGGGTACGAGCCGCTTTACGAATTGCGTTCAGGCTGATGGCCGTGTTCACAGCGGAGCGGCTGGAGCCGTTCGCGTAGATCACAGTGGAGCCAGCCTTCAGCACCCCGTAACGAACCATCTCCATCACCTCGGCCAGAGTCTCGCCCGTGAGCTTGACCATTTCGCCGGGGATGTCGTCTTCGTACAGCTGCTCGACCTTGCTGGAGTACTTGAACAGCACGCCATATTGTTGCAACTGAACAGACACGTCTTGGAACGAGATCGTGTTCGCGTTGGGAGTCACACCCTCAGCCAACACGAAGTTGGAAGCGGTGATGTCCGGTGTGCCGACGTAGCGGCTGGTGTTTTCAATCGTGGTACCCGCGGTCGATGCGCCAAAGGGCAGAGTACGACGAAACACCAAGGTGTCTGTCGAGTTCTGTGGCATCTCGCGTTGAGTACCGAAATCGCCCAGTACGGTGATGGGCTGGGCGTGCTCAAGCATGCCCTGTGCAGCGCGGATAAGGTTTCGCGATGCTACGGTGCCGTAATTTTGGATAGACATGGTCTAGTTTCTTTCTTTGAAAATTGAGTTAATAGCCGCGTTCTTTGAGCTCTCGCTCACGTTTCTTGGCTTCGTAATTCCACAGTTCAGTTGGTGACATGTCGCCAAGTGTTTTAGGCGGCGGCGTCTGGCCAGTTCGAGTTGTCGCGGCTGCAGCGAGACGTGCTCCGCGCTCTTGCCTGATTTCCGTAGCCGAAACCGATTTGGATGCGTTGAACAAGTCAAGCATCTTGATCGCGTCTCTGGCTGCCGAGCTGTCAGCGAGTGCTCGGGTATCAGGCGACTGCACGGTGAACCATTGCGCAAATTCAGTCGTGTTGACCGTATCGCGCCAGTTCTCGTACTTACCTTCTATCCGGGCTTCTTCCATGAGGCGCCCCATCTCAGCGCGGGTTTGTGCGACCTGCTGTTGAACGTAGCCTGTCACCTGTTCAGGTGTCAAACCTTGTTGCTGGCCACCCACCTTCGATGCGACGTATTCCTCCATCGCTCCTGCCCACTCGGGAAAATCCTGTTTGAGCTGGTCCCACTTTTCCGGGTTCTTGGCTGCGCTAACGATGGCTGTCTGCGAAGGCGCTTCTTGCGTTGCCGCTTGACGTGCCTGCTGAGCCTCTCGTTGCATCGCTGCCACGCGACCCTCGGTCGTTTTGACATGGTGCAGCAGTTGAGCATTTGCCTGTGCTAATTCATCGATCTGAGCCAATTTGGCACGGACCGTTGGGGATAGCCCAGCCAGCGGATCTTCCGGCTGTTCCAGTTGTTGTGGTTCAAGGTCTTGCGGCGTTTCCGGCGCATCGGCTAAAAGCTCTGTTGCGGACGAGCTATCGTCGACATCGAGCTTGGACGCCTCTTGGTCCCATAACTTCTGTGCTTCTTCCGAAGACAGTTGGTTTTCTTCCACTTTTTGCTCTCCAAATAAAGACCGCCTTTCGACGGCCCACTAAAAAGGCCAAGCGGGATTTACTCCGGCTCAACCACCACACCCCGAGTTGCCGCATTGGGCAAGTCGAGAAATCTTTTTAGCATGCGTATCTCACCACGCAACGCAGCTGTCTCTGTGTCGGAGAGGGCGACAGCGTCGTTCTTGGTTCTGGCCTGCTCAAGCTGGGCCTCTGCCCACTTGCGCAACTGGTGCCATGTGCTTGATGAGTAATCGGTCATAAAAAAAGCCAGCTTCAGGGGCCGGCTTCGGTAAATTTTGGGCGCACTTCGCCCAAAGAAATTCTATAACAAACTGTGGGTATTACGCAACAACTAAATTTCATGGGCTTTTTTTTGTTACAGCTTCACCGTCTGGTCACTGCCAGCCCCTGTGCTGAGATTGAACGTCGATGCCGCCGTCGCCGCGCCGGGAGTGTACGTTTGCCAGTCAGTGCTAGGCGGTGCAAAGCCGGCCGGAGCCGTGTACCGCTGGCCAGTCTTGGGGTTGTAGTAGTTTTGTGTGGCTCCCGTTTTGGCCTTTGCCGCGTCATATCTAAAACCGTAGGGGTTGTAAGGCGCAATGCTGGGGCCGCCAGTGTTGTTGCCCAGCGCCCCAATCGTTGGCGTCACGCCTGTAGGCAGGCCAACTTGCGCGTTCTGGCTAAACAGTTGCTGCTGCACCCCCGAAATCAGGCCGCCGGTATTGACATTGCCTGTCTCTGTGTTGGGCACGCTAAACGTCCCGGGGGTGGCGGCAAGGGGGTTGGCGGCAAGGCTGTTAGCTCCGGTCAATAGTCCAGCGCCACCGGATGCCACCGGAAGGTTGAGTTGTATCGGCGCAACCTGCGCGGTGCTGGTCGCAGCACCTTTAATCAGGCCGGGCGTTACAGCGGCTGAGGGTACTGTGGTGAGTTGGCCGGCTGTTGTTGGCGGCGTAAACGTGGTGACTGGGACCGGGACCGACCCCTTACCCGTTGCGGAGTTGCCGCTGGCGTAGAAAGTCTCGCCCAGCCCGCCTTGGCCGCCGGGGTCATACCTTGTAGCCACGTCGTCAGGGGCGTACTTTGCCCTGTCCGCCACGGTGCTGACGCCGGCTTGATAGCCGGTAGTGTTTTCCTGAGCCAGCTTCTTTACAGCTGCGTATCCGCCGGCAGCATTGAATTCTGATGTTGGCACCCCGCCAACCTGAGACCGCCGCATCAATTCGGCTGCTTCATCAGGTGTTATTTTGGTTGCAAGGGCTGATGTGTCCACCTTGGCGTCGGCAAAATAGCTGCCCAATTTATCAGCACTAACGCCGGCAGCCCTTGAAAGATCCGCAAGGGTTACCCCGCTCGCGGCTGCGGTTGCCGCAAGGGCTGCCGGTTTTAAAATGTTTTGATTAACAAGTGCTTTGATTTCGGCGTCTGAAAGTTTTGTCGCCATGGTTTCTCCTTAGATTCCTGAACCAGTTTTGAGAGCCAGATCTCGCTCGGCGGCGAACAGCTCTTTGCGACTGCGCTCCTTCATCGCGGTGTCGGCCAGCTGGGCTTTGATTTTCTCGAGGCTGATGTTCTGCGAGTTGGATAGCTTCAGCATCTCGATCTCGCGAGTCATCTCCAGCTGCATGATGCGCAGGTCGGCCTCTTGCGCAGCAATCGCTTGGCGCACTTGCAGCTCTTGCAAGTCGCCTTGGTTCTGGGCTTGGGCCTTCTGCATCTCAGCCTCTGCACGCATCTGAGCCACGGCCATGGCCGGGTCGGGCGCCGGGCCTTGAGCGGCTGCCTGCTTCTGCGCTTCCTTGATCTGCTCGATCTCCTCTTCCGACTTGAACACCTCGGCCGGGTCGATGTGCTGGGCCTGCAAGGCTTTCTCAAACAGCTTCTGGGTGTCGAGGTACATGCCGTAGACCGGGTTGGCGCCAGCTGCAAGCAGGTTTAGGAAAGACTGGTTCTGGATGTCACGGACCACCAAGGCGCTTGAGCCGCGGGCATCGATCGAAAAATCGCCCTTGATCTCCTCGTCCTCGTTGTACATCATGTTGTAGTCGTAGTAACGACGGATGTGAGGCTTGGTGATCATGTCGTCGAACTGCTTGACGAGCCTGCGCAGCACCACGTTGGCGCTGTTCATCAACATCTGCATGCCGCCGACGGTGTCAGGGGCCGCGCCCTTCTCGCCCTGCATGATGGTCGGCACGCCGGTCTCGGCGTCCGCCAACTCGGTGGCCATCTTGATGATGCCGGCCAGCTCGACTTGGTGCGAGTTGAACTCGAAAGTCGAAAACGCCTTGCGCACGTCGTCGATGTCGTCGGTTGCGTACCAGATCTTGCGTGCTGACAGCTGCCACTGCTTGTCGGCCGGCTGGATGGCGCCGGGCTTGATGACGATCTGAGGGCCGCTGGACACGCCAGCGTTGTCCATCATCTGCCGCCAAGCTGCGTTCAAGACCTTCTGCTGCGAACGCATGAGGTACGGGATCCCGTATCCCCAAACCGTGCCGGCAACCTTCTCCCAGACGTAGAAGTCGTATGGGATGTCGCCGTTTTCCAATGGGTTCAAGAACGCCTTGACCACGGTGTCGTTGATCATGACCACGCAAGCGCTGGTGCTGCGCAACTCGTCCTTCTCGCCTACGCTGACGCCAGCGGACTCGAGGTCGTCGTGGTCCACCTCGCCCCAGTAGGTCCACTTCTCGTATGTCAGCCGGGTCATGTCTCGCTGGTCTTCGTCGGTCAGCTCGCGCAGGGTGGCTGACTGCTTGGGGCCCTCTTCGAGCACCTTGCGCAGTTGGGGCTTGAGGAAGCCGGGTTGCTTGGCCAGATCTCGGATCTGCTTGGCCGTAACCTGTTCCCTCTCGTAGATGCCCTTGCCGTTGTGTATCGTTTCGCCGCAACCCGGGTCTGGCCAGACGTTGCGCGGGTCAACCCTGAACGATGCGGGGCCGATCTCCTGCACGATCTCGATTTGATGGACCGTCTCGCCTGTGCTGTCTGTGATTGGCTGCCAAGCCTTGCGAGTGCGGTTGGTGACGATTGGGCCCTTGATCACTCCGGTGCCGAGCACGGCTGTGTCGTGGATCACTTTGCGCAACTCGCCGTTGTAGCTGCACTCGACCAGCTGGTCCTCGATCTCGGTCTCCATGGCCTTGGCCTTCTTGTTGGCCTGCTCGAGCACAGCTTTGACAACGTCGCGCACGCGGGCCGGTTGCCCGTCTTCGCCCATGATCGGCTGGCCCTGCTGGTCCATCGCCGCTTTGTTGTCCTTGCTCATGCCCATCAACTCTGGGTCCGGCGTAGGCTGGATGCCCCAGTTGCGATCGTCGGTTGGCAGCAAAATGTCTGCAAGCCGGGCCTCGGCCGCATTGGTCTTCTGCCGCGTCATGCCGATGAAGACCGTTGATCGGTGGGGCTTGGCGTTCTGAGTGGTGACAGGGTAGCCCTGTTCCACGCTGGTCATCATCTGGCTTGCTGCCTTGTTGATGTTGTCCTTGCCGTTGTACTGATCCTCGTCCTCGATCCAGCGCTTGTCGACTCCGTAGGATCCGCGCGAGCGAATCCACTCGTCACGCTGACCGCTAAGCGAAGCGCCGAAGGACTGCAGCTTCTCTGCCTTCTTTCGTTGCTGCTCTTCGGGGTCTACGAACTCGACCTCGATTTGTGGAGGTTGGTTGTGCATGTCTGTCCTCAGCTTAGTAAGGTGCTTTGGCGTAGCGTGCGTGGATAGCCAAAGTGCAGTCAATCGCAACGCTTGTGCCGCTGGTGACTGCGGGGCGAACCCACGCTGGGTTCTCTTGGCTGGTGTGCAAAGCGGCAGCGGTGTAAGCCATGTTCGTTGTGCCGCCGCGCTGGGTCATTGGGTGCCAGTTGACATTGTCATTGGAGCCTTGCCACGTAACCGTGCCGCCGCCAAAGGTGCCTGACACTTGGCAGCTTAAATCGGCTGCGTAGGCAATAGGCACGCCGCCGCCAACGTCGTTGGTAGCCAAGTCAGCCCATGAGGCAAGGACCACGCCGGGGACTGAATTGCGATCGATTGTTGCTGCAATAGTAGCCATGAGAATTTCCTCTGTTAGGGTTAATCAATACCCGGTGACCGGGTCGAATACGTTGAACTCAAGCGTCGGGGCCATGCGGCCAGATCGCATTCGGCCCGCGGCCTCTTCCTGTGTCTTGGCGTGGCGTCGCATCATCATTGCGTAACGCGTTGCTGACATCAAGTCGTCGCTGATTTTAACGACCATGCCATCCTTGCGGTGGTACAGCCGGAACTCCTCGAACCAGTCCTCCAGATGTGAGAACACCCGAAGGCGCATGGTCTGCATGCGTGTCAGCATCTCGGACAGGCCGGCCTCGACTCCGTTGCTTCCGTCCTCGAAGGTGGCCCGGCTAGACATCATGTTCAAGCCTTGGTCCTTGTACTGCTTGGCCAGCTGCTCTCCGCTGCCGCCCTTGTCCCGCTGCAGGCCGTCGTGCGGCCATGCAATCGGCACCCAGTCGCCGCGCGAACGCACGGCCATCGAGTGCCCAGCGATGCCGGGCTCACTGCGTCTGTAGCAGTCGGTCACGTAGAGCGTGTCGCTGTCCTTGTCCCAAGCCATCCAAACGACGGCCGTCGGGTGATCGACACCGAAGTCGATCGCCGCAAGTCGTGCCCAGTGAGGCGGGATCGGGAATGCCCGGATCTTGATCGCCTCCTCGACCACTGGGAAGACCCGGCCAGATCCCAGAATGGGGATGCCCTTGGCCCGTGCTTCGCGCTCATGCTCAGGGTAGCTGGCGATGATCGCATCGGCCTGCTCCTTGGTGTAGTGCTCGGCGTCGCTGATCGTCATGTTGGTCACGGTCGATGACGCCGGCTTCTCCAGCAAGAATCGCTTGACCACTTCGGACATGCCGAGCAAAGGCGTAAAGGTCACGAAAACCTGACCGGCCACAGCTTGTGTACGGGTCAGGCCCTCAGAGTAAATCGGCAGAGGTGGCTCTTCGTCGAACCACACCAAGTCGACAGTGTCGGCTTGCCACTTGGTGCGGCCTTGGTCGTAGCTGTTGAACTGGATCACCGAGTCCTCGCCGCACTCGTGGCGGACCACAATGCTCGAGACCGCGTCGGGCACGCCCTGCTTCATTGACGTATCGCGAACGCAGTCAAACGGAATGGCGCCGGTGCCCCACTCCTCGCGCATCTCTGGCGGACCGAGCAGCAATCGCTGAATACCCTTTCGGGTCAACTCGGCCGATTCGGACCCGACCATGCACCGGATGGCGTAGTTGTACCGCCGCCCCTTCCACCAAGACGGATAGCGGCCCGTCGTGTGCATCGCGACCTCGAATGCGCCAGCCCAAGTCTTGCCAAGCTGGTTGCCGGCCATGAACAAGCGCTCACGGAACCCGGCGCCGGCTGCATGGAACTCACGCTGCTTGGCGTAGGGCGCATAGGTCAACAAGCGGTTGCGCTTGGCCCTGATGTCCTTCAATCGCAGGAGCTCGTATAGCTCTCGCTTCTCGTCATCGTCCAGCAGCTGAGTGTCGATTCGGTCGAGCTGGATCATCGAGCCGCTTTCGCGAGAAGCATGTTCAGTCGTGCGTCAAGTTGATCGCTTGTCAGGTCCAGACTGCCGGACATCTTAACCTCGATGCTCTTGAGCTTCGGCTGGGTGTACTGCAGGAACTCGTTCAGCGTCCGCATGCGTGTGTCGACATCCAGCAGCGGCACCATGACCGTCTTGCCTTCGTGGTCAAGCACCGGGTGGCCGCCGCGCATCATCGGGATCGTGGCCTTCAAAGCCTTGGCGATCTCCACCGCCGGATCGAGCCCCTCATCGACGCATGCCTCGACCACGGCCTTGAGATTGATCCGCATGTCGCGGCCCTTCTTCTGGCTGGTGATCTGCTTCGCATGTGTGCGGCCAGTCTTGGCTGCGGTCGGAAACGCCAGATCATCCATGGTCGCCATCTTTGGTGGCGCCCCGGCTAGATCGGAATTGCGACTCGGGTTTCGTCTACTTGCCATTCTTCATCGCCCCTCTTACAAGGCCCTCGTTGCGTGCACTGATTCCTTTGGCCTTGCTCTTGGCGTCTGCCTTGCTGCTGGCTCCCCAAGCGTTGAGGCTGAGAAGCAATCGCGTCGGCTTGCCATCTTTGCGCTCAGGGCCGGGCATGCCGCCCATTCGAGCCAGAAAGCTGGCCCGGCGCGGGTTGTCTCCGGACTTGACTGGCGCCTTGAGGTTCATGCCCGCGGCCTTCGCGCTGGCGCGGCCCTTGGCATTCAAGCCGCCTGATGGCGACTTGCCCTCTTTGCGCTGCCAAGCCGGCGTCTTCACTTCATCGCCCGCCGGATGATGCCGGGCTTGGCCGTCTTGGCCGACTCGACAAAGTCAGCCTTGCTCGGCGCACCTTTGTCGCCGGGCTGGCGCATGCGCTCACCCGAGCCAGAGGCTATGCGTGCCCTCTTGGCTTGGATGTTTGCGTACAAGCCGGGCGGCTTCATCGCCCCTCCTCAAGGGCTATCGATTCAAGCTCTTCTTCCGCGCCGCAAGTGCAGGGGCCCTCGTCGTGAATGGCGCAACCTTGCGAATGCATCAGACCATCCTCAATGGTTATCGAGTCAAGCTCTTCTTGCATGGCTATCGAGTCAAGCTCTTCTTCCGCGCCGCAAGTGCAGGGGCCCTCGTCGTGAATGGCGCAACCCTGCGAATGCATCAGACCATCCCACCGACCATGCCATCGATGACGCCGCCGTTAAAGCCGGTGGGCGCCTTGTAGACCCCGCCGCCTTTGAAAGGGGGCTGGGTCTCGTTCGTGCCGGGCATTGGCACAGACACCTTGCCGGGGATCTGGCCAGCGCCTTGGGTCTGGTTGCCTCCACCGCCGATAGCCGAGCCGGGCATCTTGCCTGCGTTGCCCATCATGCCTCCAGCGGCACGCATGGTGTTGCGCGATGCGGGGTTTGCGTATTTCTGATCCATGATATTTCCTTGTGTTTAGGCCATGAGGCCGGGTTGGGGTTTGCGGGTAGCTGCTTCCTCATTCCACATCTGTCCGTACTCTTCCGGACTTTCCATCGATTGCTCTTGTGGTCCTTCGCCGGCCTCCTCGGCCAGCATGTCGTCGACGTACTGACGGCATTCGGCAATGCTTTCGCACATGTAGGGTT